TAAATAAGTAGTAGTCGGCGCTGTGTAGGTAGTTCCACGCAAAGTACCGTTAATTAAAGCCGCCTCTAAATAATTTGACATTTCAGCCATGATTTACCTCACAGACATTGACATAGGTTGACCGCCGTATTCACCATTTTGGTCGGCAGTAGAAATTGCTGTAATGCTACGATCATACAAAGCTGCCCATGTCTGAAGTCGTGCATCATTCATCAAATAGGGTTCAGCTTCGCCCAATGCCGCATACAGCAAAGCATCAGGATAATTAGTTATGAATACATTAACGATATTGCTATCGGATAGATACTGAGGCTTAGCGTAATACAGCATCTGAACACTGTAAGCATCATCAGGTATAGGAGCAAACTGAATCTCTGAAGCCAGAATCGTGTAGTTCAATGGCTTACCTGAATCAGTAGTCCTAGCTATCGCATAGAATGAATTAGGTGAAAGATACGTAACTGAAGAAGCTGGAGTAGTGCGTAGATGTAAGTCACGCATCTCTAGGAAGTCCGTAGGCAAGCCGACAGTTGATTCACCACCTGTGGTAGTCGCACGAGCCACAACGAGCATCTGGCGCGTTCTAAGGTCTCTACGGAGCCGTTCTTCAGCCAGTTGGATAAAGTCCGGTATCTGTGATGTCAGATCACTACGACCTAAGTAACTCGCTATCGTAGATTTTAACGAACTGTAATCCGTCATAACTATTTCCCTGAGTTGTGTCTCTCCACAGCACCATCTTCTACATCATCCCATCGGTATTCATACGTTCCAATGTGACCAATATGCATAGACAGACTGTGATCTACATACGTCTGGAATCCGCTATCAGAAGCCTTGACGCAGAAATGTACATCTTCGCCAATAATGCCCTTAGAACCCCAACCTACGTCATACCAAGGCTTTTTAGTAGCCTCGAATACATCTTTGTGAATCATTACTACACCACCACCAACTGCCGTACAAGGCTCAATACCTTCCTTGCCTTTAGAATCTATTTTATGCCAAGCGTGACTAATAATCTTGCCATTTTCGTCTTTTTCTAGCTGTAAATTCAATGCTGTTGGTAGCGTAGGCTTGCGTCTAGTTACTGCATTAACTCCGACAATCGGTACATTCCTGCTTAACAATATCTCTATCGTATCGCTAGGGAACCGCATATCTGAATCAATGAACAGAATGTAGTCACAACCATCAGCTAACGCAGCTTCAACCAGCTTTTCACGCTGATCGAATATCAACGTACCAGCCATTGTGTATAACTTTAAGCCGTTTTCACCTGTACCACACCGAAACTTACTATCTCGTCCTACCATCTTCGCAAAGTCAAACGCAAAGCCAGTATGAACCTCGTCTCTAGCTGGAACGCATACACCTACTGTTATACCCATTAGATAGTACCCCTATAGACTTTCCATTGTGCATTATCGGAATCATTGAGCCATCGAGCAAAAGCCACATCGTCAAGAATAGTAAAGCCCCTCATAACTCCCTTTTTATTCAAGTCATCAATGACCGTAAAAGGTATTCGAGCTACGTGATGCAATTCTTTAACGTTTCCTAGTCTTGCCTTATCTTCCTCTCTGATTTGGTTGTTACTCTCTAATATCTCAGTAACATCCTGTTTAGTCTCGATGACGATACCACCGTCACCGTCCGCATGTACAACCTGTTGTCTATAGTCCATAAATCCTCGTAAATGCCCCCAGAGACGAATCCCTGAGGGCTATTCAATTACAGAGACATATTTAAGTCAGCAACGATACCGTGAGCGGCTTCGTTCTTAACTTCCAATGTGCACTCAACCAGAATCTGAGTCTTGTCAGCATCACCAGCTTTTGCAAGCTCGTTAGTCATGAATGGACGCAGATAAGCGATTGCAGCGTACTCAGGATCAAGCACCAGAGCATCGCGTGTACGCATGAAGATATTAGGAACAACGCTCATCGAACCGAAGTCTGACAAGTAAACGTCAGCAGCACCGACGATAGTTGCTGCACCAACGCCAGCACCACCACCACCAGCATTGACGTTATAACGGTAAGCCGACAGACCTGTGAAGCTAGATACTTTCTGTTTACCAGTAGCACCAACCATCAGAATCTTAGGAGTACCGCCCGAAGCAAATACCTCAGCAACTACTTCTTTCAGCAGAGCCTCAGTAAATGTACGTGTGTTACCGTCTGTACGTGTAGATACGCCGATAGTAGTAGGATCGCCACCGTTAGTCTGGACTGACGAGTTGGTCTTAATCCATGACAGCAACGAACCCATCTTACGAGCGGTTGAGTTAGTAGTACCAGCCGAACGACCTTGATTAGCCAACAGGATAGTCTCTAGGTCACGCTTGAGTTCTTGCGAAGCCTTAGCCAACTGGTATGCCTTCTCAGACTTACGACCTGCTTTATTAACTGTGTCCAGAGTGCCAGAGACTTTGATAGTCTTTTGCAGAATCTGAGTGTAGTTACCCAAGCGAGTTGTTGGTGTCAAAGTAGCATCAGAAGCATCAGCACCTTCAACAGCAGCGTTATTTGTAGTAGCGGCTGCGAGGGAGTCGGTCTGCCACTCGTGGTAAACAGCCGTTGCCTTAGTCTTGCCAATAGAACTCATGAATGGAGTAGTAGTTGGCGAAATATCATAAATTACGTCGGTCAAATCTTCACGCTGACCGATTGCGTCATAAGCATTATAAATAGCCATGATTTAATCCTTTATAAAAAGCGTTCAAATACACTTGCTGCATCGCGGACACTTCCGCTTGATCTAGCTCGTGCCTTTAGTTTCCTTGTTTCTTCAGCATTACTATCTCTAGGTTTGCTTACGCCTGACTTAATCGCTTTAGGAGCCTCGTTCACCTTCTTGGTGATAGCTGGCTTACTAGCAACTAACTTGTCGTACTGCATCGCCTTATACAGAGTTAGTACAGCCCGACTATCATAGACAGCCGCTAATTCGTTATCAGAGAACCCAATCTGCTTACCAAAAGCGCGAATATCATTTCTGATAGCCTCACCTTTAGCAGGATCAGAGAATTCAGGGATAAAGCTAGACAATTTCTGCATTTCCTCAGCCACTACGGACTGCATCTGTGCCTGTCTATCCTGCTCCTGTTGCTGTTGGATTCGACTCCGTTCAGCTTGTACAGCAGCTAGTTGCTTATCTCTCTGAATCATCTCTGCAACCTTTACAGAGTATCCAATAGGATCAGTCTCTTTCAGGTATTCGAGATTTTCCTCTTGCTGAGGCTGTAGCATTTGCTCAATCATCTCAAGTCTCTGCGCGTACGTATCACGCATTTGCTTGGCTTCCTGAACAGCTTGACGCTCTGCCTCTACGGCTTTGCGCTCCTCAGCTACTGCTTGCGATTTCTTGGTGTAATCCGTGCCAAGTTGATAAGACTTGATAAGCTCATCAAGCGTTACCTCACGTTCTTCCCCAGCCGCTTTGACTAGGTACGTTGGCTGCTCTTGCTCATCACCGTCATCATCTTGTTCTACCTCAGACTCATACTCGTCTGATTCGGCATCGCTTTCGTTAGCTTCTGAAGCGGATTCTGGTTGTTCCTTGTCGGAGCCATCTTCCCGATCCATCATGCTCAAGAAAGCGTTAGCTGCACCTTCTACCGTTAACTCACCACTACCTTCCGGTGTCGTGTTCTGAGTATCGCTCATTTATGTTTCCTTAATTATATCGGCAACCGCCCGATTCGGGTTACAAAATCTTTAATCTTTTTTCATCAATTAGCTTCTGATCCGCTAACCCTTGAATATGATTTTCTATACTCTCTAAGACTCGTAAACGTAGATACGCTTCTTCGCGTCCCTCTATGTCTCCGTAGCCACTATTTAAAAACTTAGCTATCTCTATACCTCGCAATTCTTCCAGCATCTCTTGGAAGTAATCGTCTCTTAATAGGTTAATCGCCCAGTCTGATTTCTTCATTGACCTAATAATCCCATAGGAACACGCATTTCAGTAGGAGCAGCAAACGGACTCAATCCCATCTGTCTACGTGATTCAGCCCACATTTCAGCCTTATTATAAATGTCATTAGTAGGTTGATTACCTTGCAACAAATACTGTATTTCTGCTTGAGTCAACGTAGGAACCAATAACGGATAATGTCTACCCTGCTCATCAGTTGACGATATTTCAGTAGCAACCTGACCACCAGCAGCAGGTAATAAGCCGAAATAGCCCTTACCCTTCATCTCTAATGGATCGCTAGCACTCTCAGCATACCTAGCACCAAACGAATTAAGCAGGTCTAGCAGCCCCATTACATACCTCTAGTTAATGTACCTAGTTCACGCAAAGCCTTCAACGTCAACTCAGTCTGCTTGTTCTTCGTATCCTCATCAGCTAAATCCATCGCTAGTACAGCCTGCAATTGCTTAACTGCTAACTCAGCTTCTTTAATCCGTAACTCAGCAGAATCCTTCTGGTTCTTCATCTGCATCTCTATACCTTTACGGGTATATTCGGCTTCAAGTGTTTGCTTCTCAAGGTCAAGCTTTGCCGCATCGATTTGGCTCTTAGCCTGAGTTTTTTCTCTTTCCACCTGAGCCAGCATCTCAGCAACCTGTGCCTGTGCGTCCGGGGATGGAGGCTGTGGCTGAGAAAGTGCAGCATTTTGCTCTGGCGTAATTTCATTCATGAACTCGTTAGCATCTTTGAAACCTGCTGACTCAATGAACTTAGCTAGTGTATTGCGATACTGAGCCACAGATACCAATGGATTAGACGGACCATACTGCTGAATGATCTGCTCTTGTTTCGCTAGAACCATCTGCAACATAGCCAACTTCTGATCTCTGTCACCTGAGCCTAGACCAACATTAACGCTAATATCGTACTCGTTAGCCCATGTTCTAGGGTCAAA